AGGTATCCTTAAAAATATAGCAAACACTTGGAAATCTATTGCTGTCAACCAGTTCAAAGCAGACTTATCTCCAAACGCGGATATGCTAAACAGATATGGAATTATTGGACAAAAAGATATTCTTGATTCACAAGATATTATTGATAGATATAAAGGTAAAAACAAAAATAACTTATCTAAATATTTATTCTTCTTTGAGCGTCTATCGCATGGCTCTGACTTAGGTGCTCGAGAGTCTATCTACCAAGAGGCTATCAAAGAATTACAAGCCAAAGGATATGACCAGCAGACAGCTGAAGACTACGCTGCATTAAAAGCCTTACAGTATTTACCATATCAGCAGATAGGGCAGTCAAGAACAATGGGCTACTTACGTCGCATGATGCCTTTCATCAACCCTCCTATTCAAGGTATGTTTAGAGAGATAGAAGCGATGCGAGGTCGAGTTGGTGACATGACTAAAGCCGAAGGTAAAAAAGCGTTTCTATGGAGACTAGGTAAATATTTAGCGTTCACTGCGATGTATACAGCCTTTAGGTCAGGTGACGATGATTACGAAAATGAAACAGACTACAACCGAGATAATAACTTCTTTATAGGCGGTGCTCGCTTTGCTGTACCAAGAGAACTTGCTCCATTTAAAGTAGCTATTGAGCGAGGCACTAGAGCCTATGTACTAAATCATGACAAGGCAGACATAGAACGTCCTGAAGTTGCAGGTGCAATCATAAGAAAATTTTGGGAGTTAGGCGCAGGCTTTTTACCTATGCCTACATTTGCAACGCCTATTTTAGAAAACGTTACAAACTTTGATCTATTTACTTCAAGGCCATTAGTTAGCCCATCGCTAGCAAGAAGAGAACCTAGATACCAATTCAATGATAATACCAGTGAAATAGCTAAAGTAATTGGTAATTATTTAAACGTGTCACCAATCAAAGTTGATAATCTTCTTAGAGGATATTTAGGCTATCTAGGTGCTACTCTAGGAGAGTTTACTAACTACATGGCAAGTGATCGTCCAGACAAGCGACCTAATGATCTGTTATTTATTGGTAACATTATTCAAAATGAGTTTGGAACTGGTCCTAGACAGCGCTTCTACAAGCTCTATGATAAAGTCAACGAAGCCACTGCTACAGTTAAGTTCTTTGAAGGACGAGGCGATGCTGAAGGATTAAAAGAGTATGTTGCTAAGAACAAAGGATACTTAGGCATAGCCACAGAGATGAATAAAATTAACCAAGAGTTGTCAAAAATTCGTAAGGCTAGACGCTATATCACTGGCTCAGATAAATTCTCTAGTGCAGAAAAACGCGCGAGACTAGACAAACTAGAGAAGGTGGAAACTAAAATGCTTAACTCTGTCATGAATAAGTTAGACAGAACAGCTATGAAATATAATAAGTAGCTAAGCTAGTCTCCAACATCTAACGCCCATGCACCCCTCCTTCATTGACTGAAAAGTCTTGACTTTTATTTTAGCCCTCTTTGCCCCTGACTCGATGGCATAAATCAAGGGCGAAGGCTTAAGGGTAGGGATAAAGAAACTATCCCCCACGTTCATAGATTCAAATGGGAATACCCATTCAGGTTCATTATGCAGGCTCACTGTTTTTAGCCTCGTCTAATATATCTTTGAAGTTTTCAAGTGGTACAGCATAAGCCATGACGTTGACTGCTGACGTTGCATTTTTCCAATTAGCACCTAGACGCTTTCTAACTTCTTTAACATCTATTTTTTTCTGCTTCATTTGAAATACAAACTCTCTAGAACTTACCATGTGTTCAGCTAGATACTTTCTTAGTTCAGGCTTAGATATAAATATAAGTTTATTATGCATCTCAGCTCTTACTACTAACGGCCCTCTAGGTTCCATTGTTAGTTTATCTCCGTCAAACGCTAGGATACCTGTCTGATGTTGGTTAATAAATTCACCAAGAAGTGATTCATAGTCTACGACGTTAGCCTTGACTACATTGTCTCTGATATTAATTAACTCGCCTACAATATGTTCATAGATTCTATTTAAGTCATAGTCAACAATGTCTGCTTTAACTGCTATCTCTCCTGCTGTAAATGTAGCGGCTATTAGGTTCTCGTAAAACCTGTTGACTGTAGCTTCACCAAAGTCTTTTCTAAATCTAAGTATCCACTCATCTACCATGTGTTGAATCTCTGAGTCTGAATGTTTATATAAATTAAATATAAAGTCTCGCCCTGCCCAACCGTAGTTATATCTAAACTTATCAAATATCTTTGTGCCGAGTGCTACTTCATCTTTTAATATCTGAGGAGTCCTGACAGTAAACTCAATCAGTCTTGCTATCTCACCGTTAGGATCGCTCTTAAGTATAGATAGTTTGTCATACAAAGAATGGTTAGAAGTAAACAACGCTATTAGAGAAGCCGCCATCTCATGATCTCTTTCAGCATTGACTGACGCTTGCATACGAATCTTTGCTTTACCATGTGATATTTTATGAATTAGCTGAGACAGTTCTCTTGGGTGCATATTAGTTACTTCATCTAAACCGAATGGAATATTATGTAGTCCTAAATATCTACCTGTCATACCGTTGTTTGTAGTTGTTTGCTCTGTTGCAGAGATGTCTTTAGGATTAGCCCAGATAGATAGACAGCCATACAATGCCCCTGTTTTAGCAGCGCCTGCTTCACCTGTCAACGAGATAGTCACTCCTGATGTTGACGTTCTATCCATCAATACTGAACCAAATCCAGTTAATAAACAAAACGCATGAGTCTCTAAACTACGATAGTTCAAGCGATTAGCGGCTTCTTTCCAGACTTTATAGTCACCTTTTGTAGTCAAGTGTTGAGCCACACTCTTACACATAGGAGATGTCGGGGCTGATACTTCTTCGCCTTTACGCGTAAGTTCTCGATCACCAACAATAAACGACTCTCTGTCTGCTGTCCAACCCATTTGCATACGCATAATCTCTGCAGGTTTTTTAGACATTAAATGATGTCCCCACTTAATAATATAGTTCATAAGAAGTTGTCCACCTTTCGGATCTGAATTAAATAAAACACCTTGAGATGCTATGATTTCTTTCAGGCGTTCTATGGCATATACTTTGCTCATTGGTAGTAAAAATTCTCTTTCAGGATCATGAGGTAATACTGCTTTCATTAGCAAACAATCTCCGTCAAGAGGGCTATAAATTCTTTTCTCAGGCCATATGTCATATAAAGTAACTAGGGTAGGCTCAGGTTGTATTACTTGCCCTTCCTCGTCATACTTTGTAGGGGGCATATAATAGATTCCGCCTTCCTTACCATACACATATGGGTATATATCTTCAGGCAAAGTTCTAAGTCCTTTGGATAGAGAAGTTGAGGTAGTGGCTAAATTTTTTACTGCGTCTGCAGGGATAGCTGTTGGCTGAATAGTCTCCTCGGGTTTCTCTACTGCAATCTTGAATACTTTACCTAGTGATAGAGGGTTAGTTACCTTCCCACGATTTGGACATGACTCACATATGCCTGGATTTACACTGTTAAATGTCTCACAAGAATGTGGCATACCTTGTGTCTGATTAGCTTTTCTCTCCGTATCATCAGGGTTGTAGTTCGGGTATTCTTCAGATATGCGATGGATAGCATCATCTCGGTCACTACAATGTTGAGCAATAGATAGCCCTGAATACCATAACGGCTCAGGCAGAGTCTTAACATTGTCGAGTATAAATTTTATCTGATTACACCCTTGTCCTTGTTTAGATAGTTGCATGATCTTGTCAAAACTATTTTCAAAGTTATCTAGTTTTAACATCTTCCGTTGATCCTCGCTCATACCTTTTGGCACAGACTGTAGTATGTCATTGAGTGTAGGCTCAGCTTCTCCTAAGAACTCTTTAAACTCGTCAAAGACATATACAGGTAGACTGTCGTCAATAACTTTAGTAGGACTAGGTGGATCTGTTTTTAAATTAAAGGTATCAGGTGCCCTTAGAATCCTAGCTAGGTCTGCCGTGACAACGGGATCTATACGAAGGCCACTCGATATACATAAGGTTTTAAATTTTTCTGCGTAAGGTTTCCACTCCGTAGCATCTATGTCTCTATCGAAAAGCCAATATGCATGAACCCCTGTGCCTGAATCAATCTTAATGGGTGGGGGTAGATCGGCTGTGTTAACAAATTCGTCCAGTGCTTGTAAAGCAACTTCTTTGGACTCATACCCTTTTCCCTCCCCTACGTCTAAGTCTACAAAGAAAGACCGAATGTATTTAGCTTCATCAGCTTTACGGCTGTATCCTTTGAATGAACTAAGTGCAACAAAGACGTTGGTGTTTTTAGATTTAAATTGATTTATAACAGGCTCGATGTCATCAATAGACTCTACGAACTTGTGCTTTGGAATTTTAGAGGAAGGGCTTATTGCTGTGACGCAGTAGACCCCATCACTTGGCAGTGCTTTCTTATAAAATTCTGTAATCATATTTTAAATTTTGTTAATAACGTTATCGATAATAAAAGTTCTAGCACTAAAAGTATTAGTAGCCGGTAACTTATCCGTGTTTAAATTAAACTCAATAATTTCCATACATCTCTCAACTTTCTCAATGTTTTTTTGGTTTATAACTTTGCCTTTAAACCAGTTATAAACTGACATACGAGATACGCCAAGAGCGTCAGCGATCATACTAGGTGGCAGATTAGCTTTAACACAAAGTTTGCCAAACTGCACACCTGTACGTTTTTCGTTCAGATTATTAAGACTTAATAAATATTTATCAGTATATGATTTAGCCATAATATCCTTCCTTATTGTTTAACTGACCACTTCTTGATTGTATTACTAATATCTACAGGTTGTTTCTCAGCACCGCCTGTTGTTTCTTTTAGGTGAGGTTGCTCAGCTTCTACGTCTGACTGTGGAAGTGTTTCAGCTTTGATCTCTTGTGGAGTCTCAGGAGCTTGTGCTTCAACTTGTGGTTGGGCAGGAGCCTGAACTTCTTCTTGAGGTTTATAAATAGAAAGTTTTACAGCTTGAGTAGCCACATCTGACTGCGCTTGTTTCTCGATGATTGGGTAATCATCAGGGTTAACTGCTCCAACTGGAGAGAATAAAACTTTAGGCACAGGTGATTTAGTATCAAATTGCATTTTAGTAATAACTCTAGAAGCCGCGACATTATTGTTTGCTAACATCTGAACATAAGGTCTGAAGCCCCACTTACCACTTTCTTCTTTCTGCCAACAAGATGTAGAAGGCAATACTAATTGTAACACATCTCCGCTTGGATCATCAGGTAACACCACGGCTGTTCTCCAAGATAATCTACATTGTTTGCCGTTAGCCGCCGCAGAGTTTCTTACACTATACGGACACTCACTACATGACTTTGCTTTAGGCTCTTCAACATCAGCGTCAGGTTTGTTTGAATCACTTGACCAGCACACAGGACTAGCTTGAACGCCCTCCTGATAAGCCTGATCGTAAAACATACGAGACGCATTGTGAGCCATCTTTACGATAATTACGTTCATGTGACGGTCTTCAATAGCGCCAACTTCTTTACCACCTGCATACTTTCTAAACACCCCACCTTTGATAGAGATTCTTTTAGGGCCTGACGATACACCACCTGCAACGGCAAGGGTATCTTCGTCTAGCCCAGTTTGTATCAAGGCAGGATTCTGATTAATAATATTTGCTAATTCATTAGACATGATTTCTCCTTAAGATTTACTAGGTTTTTTAACTACAATATTGTATTCTCGAATTGAACTAACTCCAGGTGGTAGCCCTTCGTTGCCATGAGTAATCATATACTCTTTGAGATTACCGTTATGTAGTCTTTGTTGCATAAGTTCTATGAGTCCATTTTCTAGAATGAATGGTTTTAAACTATCCCAGTCACTGCATACAAAATTTTCTCGTAGGGTTTTAATAATGGTTCCTTGTCCAGTCTTGATGCTGTCTGCATTAATCTTATTGCACTGAGCTAAAAGAACTTCTTCGATCTGAGCAAGCTCTCTTTTTAAATCAGAGTCTTTAACTTCGTATTCTTGCTTAATCCTATTTCTTTCGTTCCGTATTTTAAGATACACAGATACAATATCATCAAGGCCAACTTCTTGCGTGTCGCTCACTTTGGTTCTCCTTTCATGAATTTACTAAGGACGCGTCTCACGTCCTCTATTGATGTTAAAGCATTCCTATGTGTGTTACCTGTTTTTTCAAGGAAGCCTTCTACGTCAATTGAGTAACTAGACAGCGTAGTTAATACTAACGCCATCATAAATAATTCTATTTGATCTTTACTCTGACAATTGTCATGCACAAAGTCATCTAATATATTTCGTAATAACTCAAACTCTTCTTTTGGAAACTCGTTGCTCACTCAATAACCTCTCTATATAAATCAACTAACTTCGTATGAGCATCAACTTTACCCTGAAGCATGTTATACATTTTCTTTTCTACATCTGAGCCTTGCAGATGCACGACTGTCATTTTATTTTTCTGCCCAACACGATCAATCCTAGCTACACATTGTAGATATGTTTCAACTGACATCACTGGTGACCAAAAAACTATTGTGTCTGCTCTCGTTAAAGTAACTCCGTGTGATGCTGATTGAGGCTGGATAATTAAAACTTGGGGATCATCTAATGATTGAAACTGTGTAATGATTCTCGCTCTTTCATTAGCTGTTACTGATCCACTTATAATTTCAGTGCTTATTCCTTGCGCCCCTAAATGTTTAGCTAGAACTTCTATTGTATGTCTAAAGGGAACAAAGATTAAAACTTTGTTTTCTGTCTGATCTAATACTTCGTCCAATGCAGATAGACGAGGGCGCACATCAAATTCAACTACTTCTTTTTCGTCTGTATACACTGCACCGCCTGATATTTGTAGTAGTTTACTTAGTCCAGCCGCCGCATTTACCGCGCTGATTTGTTCTCCTGCGGCTTCGATAAGCATCTGTTCTTTCAGGCGTTTATAATATTTAGCAACCACTGGTGTCAGTGGGACTTCTCGTGTTTGATACATTACATCAGGAAGGTCTAGACAATCATCTTTACTAAATCTAATAGCAGGTTGTAATGCTTTAAACACATCGTCTTTTGCTGTGTCTTTTGGTATCCACTTAAATCTTGTTAGTTGATACATAACTTTGTCACGCCAAGCCGCTAAAAATTTAGGCACTCGATGAGGACAAACTATCTTTGCTAACCCATAAGCATCTAAAGGGGATTGGGCGGCAGGGGTACCAGTCATTAACCAAAGTCGTGTCTCTGGCTTGATAAGTTTAGCTAAGGTTTTCCAACGAGCCGTACTAGGAGATTTATACGCGTTTGCTTCGTCGATTATTATCAGATCAAATTCACCTTTAGCTATACTTTCTCTGACGATACCCACACCATCGTAGTTAATAATCACTATTTCATAATCTTTGTTTTCAATAATCTTTTCCCGCTTACTTGCACTGCCGTGAGCAATAGCCACAGACCTATGCATACAGGTACTAAACACATCATCTTGCCATGCACTTTGCATAATAGATAACGGGCATATAACTAATGTTCTTTTAATTTCATTTTGTTTCATTAGATAATCCATAGCCCATAGAGCAGACGAAGTCTTACCTGTCCCTGCTTCGTTAAAACAAAAAGCTCGGTGGTTTATAGATAAAAATTCTGCTGTTGTCTTTTGGTGTTCAAAAGGTTGATAAGATCCCGGCCAATCATAATCTCTTGACATAGGACTGGGTAGTGGTTTTCTAAATGATATTAATTGATTGAGACGGGTCATCTCTTGTAGACCCCAGTAGACTAAGACTTCAACTAACTTACCTTTGTTATT